GCACCCATCTTATTGCCAATATTAGCAATAGGTGCAGCAATTGCTGGCATTGTAATATTTTGGGACGATTTAGTTGCAGCATTTAAAATGGGTTTTGATTTCTTAATGTCAGGTTTTGAAATGATGTTTGGATTTATTAAAGACGGATTTAAAATGTTTTTGCATGGGATAGTTGTTTTCGCAGAGGTTATTGCTTCTGCTGTGACATTACCGTTTGCAGCGGTTGTTAGTGGTGTAGCGGCAATACTTGACCTCATACCTGGAATGGGCGATGCTGCTGAAAGTGCAAGAAATTTTGCTACGCGACCTGCTCAAATAGTTAGAAGTTATGCTAGTCAAATACATTCGCAGATTGATTCTTTTGAGCAAGGTACAGATGCAACTAAAGGTGGTGCTTTTATTGCTGGTGATTCTTCAAATGGCAGAGCAAAACCCGAACTAGTGGTCGCGCCACCAATGAGCAGTGTGGTCAACAATAAAAACTTAAATGCAATTGCATCGATGATACAAAATGGCGGTGCCGCCGGAGCAGCACCAGCGGGTCCAATGGAGGCAAGCGTACCAGTTGTTCTACAATTAGATGGTAAAGTATTAGCAACCCACACTCAAAAAGTTACATTAGATACAGTACAAAGCGTTTTTAATCCAAGCAGATAATTACTAATATGAGCACATCAATTTCATCATTAAAAATAGAGGCGATGCATGTTAATAAAACTGTAACATTCAATTGTGCGTTATTATCGATAAAACAAACTTTCAATCCAAATTGGAATTCTGAGGCAGCGTATGGCAAAATGGACAATATTGCAATTTATGCCAACACTACAAGAGGAGTTGATTTTTCTTTTACTAGTCTTGGAAAGCAAGAATCTTCTGCCATAGCGCTCAAAAGATCAGTTGAAGACCTTGTGCAAATGCAATATCCGTTATATACTGGTGCAGATCAAGGTAAGGCACTACAAGCGCCACCGTTTTTTAAAATAACAAGTTTAAATGGCAAAATGTATAATAGTTTTGAAGGTTATATACAAAGTATTGATATCACACCAGGTTCAAATAATGGGACAACGCCTTTGGTTACTGAAGGTAATAATTTTGTTGAGAGAAGATACGATATATCATTAGGATTCGTTGTGATGCACGCTGAACAACCAGGTTTTGTTGATATTAATAATTTCAGCAATGGTAAAGACTTTTATTTTGCCTCAACTGGAGATCAACCAAACAACCCAAGACCAAGCGCAGGTAATGTTAGCACTTTAGCTAATACTGCTGGGTCGACTGCGAACGATACGTTCGCAAGTCTTCGTGATAAATTAGGCAATGCATTAGATCTTTTGTAGATTAGTGCAAAAACAACTGGAGAAATAAAAAATTGGCAATATCTAGGTACGCAAATACTGAAATTACATCTGTTGATAGAAGGGAATATTCAGAAATTTTTAAAAATCGTGCAAAAAAAAATGCATTAATAATTAAATTTGAAAAACTTAAAGAATTAAAAATAGAAGACCTAGATGGGATTCTTTTAGAAACACATATTTGGGTACCTTCAGATAGATTCTTTAAACTGTCAAGTAAGTATTATGGCAGTCCCATGTATTGGTGGGTCATAGCATACTTTAATAACACCCCTTTGGAAACAGATGTAAAAGTTGGTCAAAAACTACTTATTCCTATTCCTATTGAAAATATATTAGAAGCATTAGGGTACTAACATGAGTGGCAAAAAAACAGACACGACACCTCAAGATAAAAAGTTAAATCCAAATAATAAAAAAGATGAATCGGTCAAAATCGACCCCAATGCGTTTAACTCACAAATATATCTCTTGGATGTGTTTTCTCAAGACGAAAATGTAGTTCACGAAATACAAAAAACCCCAAATGTTAATACCACCCATCTTAATGTGCCAATTTTACCACAAGGTTTACTAGAAAACATTAACGGTTTAATTGATAGGGACTTTCAACAAGTGCAAAAATTTATAGGGGAAATACCTCCGAATGAAGTGGCACAACTTGTCCCTAAAATATCTTTATTTTTGGTTAGTAGTGCCGATCCATCAGTGCAACTTGGAATACCTTTGTCTGATCCTGCAACAATAAATAAATCTTCGATGGGCGCCGGTTACTACTCTGGCAATACAATAGGACTTAGAAGTTTGGAGATGACTTTAGATGGAAACAGAAACCCTGTTTTTAACAAAGCATATTTAGTAAAAATGAATATTGTTTTGGACTCAATTAATACGTTTACTGCTCCAATTCCTGGAAGTTCAGCATTCGGCAATTTAACTTATGCTGATCTTTTTAGATCTGGCGGCAGTCCAGGTGGACTTAATGATGCTTTTTTTCTTAAATTAGCAATTTCGCACGGTGCTTCTCCAAAAAGTAATATCTCACAAAAATATGGTTTAAACACTGATAATTTTACAACTTCTTTATCTCTCACGCTAAGGCAAACATCGCTATCAATAGAAGAAAACTTAAAAACAAATGTAGATGTTACTTTTACTGGGTATGAAGAAAATTTATTTGAGAGAAGAGACTTGTTTGATTTCCTGGGGTTGGATCTACAAGACGCTAAAAATGAGCAGTTAGATAAAATAAAAAAAGCAACGAACACAAAAGCAATTGCTGATAAGGCAGCACAAAAGAAAGCAGAAAAATTATTGAACGTAGGTCAAAAACAACTCGACCAATCACTGGTAGATCAAAGACGCAGTGTCTCGAAAAAGTTTTTTCAAAATTTTGGCAAAGATGCTGACAATTTTTTATTAATGTTTGGCGAAATGGAAGCAAAAAGAAGACAAGGACATAGCACTGGAGAAATTGACATTGGGCGGTTGTATGTTGACTCATTTGAAGGCGAAAGAGCAAAAAAAGAAGCGCTAATCCAAATACAGACCGGTAAAGTAAATTTAAATGATTTACGGACGGCAGCAGAGGACGTGACTTTTAATATACCCGAAGCTAAAAAAGAATTGTTAAAAGTTATAGAAGAGAACAAAAATGCAGAGTTAGGAAAAGCAAAACAAGATTATGATACAGATACTGCCGGTGCAAAATCAAAATTAGATAATATAAGAATGAATGAAATATCTCGTGTTCTTGAGACAATGCTGTTTGGTAAAAAATATTATGATGAAGAAATAATAAAATCAATTGATGTTTCCTCAGAACAATTACAAAAGTACTTTCAAGCACAAAGGGGCGGAATTCCTAGTGAGCTGGGTAATTCATCTTCTGTAAAGGATTTACAAAAATCAACTGATTCAAAAGATGCATCAAGAAGTCCAGCAAAAAAACCCAATCCAAAAGACGATACGGTCACACCGGGCGAACCAGATCAGAAAAAGATAGATGAAGTAACACAAAAAATCAAACAATTAAACAGAGAAGAGCAAGACAGAATAAAACAATTAAGTAAAGATGGAGGAAAGCAAGAAGAGGATAAAAAATTAAAAGAAATAAGAGAAAAAAGAAAACTACTCACCACCGAATTAAACAAGATATCACAAAAATCTAAAATTTTGGGTGGCACTGTAGAAGAAATATTCAAAAACC